GGGCCAGAAACCCAAGTAATAGCATTACCAGCAGAGCCAGAAACTGCTGTTTGTGTCCTAATGCCACCTTGATAAAAATTTAAAGCACTAGCGTAGTCACCAAGGTTATATGTATAAGAACCGCTTGTGGTTGTAGCCCTAAAGTTGTACCCAACCCAAGGATAGTCACCACCAGAACGCCCTATTGCTATAGTACAAATGCTTGAAGCATTTTTTGCGGCAGTACCACCTGTACTAGCAACTTCAAGAACATAATTACCCGCAGGTGTACCTGCTATCCCAAAGTTACCACTGGAGTCAATACGGGCGCTTTCACCAAGAGTTGAGCCACTGGGGTAGAATAAAATCCCGCTAGAAGAGCCAGCTATTGTTGGTATACCAGCACCATAAGCACCACCCCAAGATAAATTATTAGCCGAAGCTAATGCAATAGACCCATTTACTTGTAGTTTTACTGCTGGCGAACTCGTCCCTATACCTACGTTCTGGCTTGTATCTACAGTAACCGCTACCGTGCCATTATTGGATGCAAGCTGCAAAACACCAGAGGTGTCTGCGCTCATGTTCAGCGCCGTTGCGCTGGTTGTTCCTGCTGAGACTATAGAAGCCATGTTGTTTTCCTCTTAGTACACCAACCAACGCTGACCGCTGGTGATGGTTACAGATTGACCTGATGCAATGGTGACTGGGCCAACCGATTGTGCGTTGTAGCCAGAAGCGATGGTATAGCTTGCCGCCACGGTTGTAGCGTTCACAAACAAGCCGTTAGAGGCAACCACTTGCGAAGCCTGCAAATCGCCCGTAGAAGGCTTGTAGAGGTACTTGGCGTTGCTGGTGTACAGGTTCTCAGCAGTGCCAGTTGTAGCCGCCGCAAACACGGGATACAGGTTGCTTGCCGTGCTGGTGTCATTGCTTAGTGCAGAGCCACCAATTGACTTCCACGCAGGAGACGAACCAGAGTAGCCCTCAAACTGATTGGTCGTGCTGTTGTAGCGCATCATGCCCGTAACGGGGGAGCCGGGCTGTTGGGCCGTTGTACCCTTGCTGATGGTCAAAGCGCCAGTCGAAGAGAACGTGGAATCAGTCGTTGCGGTCAAGTTGCCAGTGATGGCAAGCGTGGTTTGATTCCAAGACAAGTTGGTCGCGGTGAACGAGCCTGTCACAGCCAGCGTTGTACCGCTCCATGTCAGGTTTGCAGAAGCACCAAAGACACCGCTGTTGTTGAACTGAATCTGAGTATTTGAGCCAGCCACAATACCAGTACCGCCAGCGCCAGCCAACAAGGTGACAACGCCAGCACTGCTCTTGTAGTACAGCTTGCCGTCGGCAGTATTGATGGCTAACTCGCCAGCAACAAGGTTTGCCGCCAATGGAACAGCGGCGGCTGTTGTACTGTAGTACAACTGAATTGGGGTGTAATTTGTTGCCGACATTTAGAATGTTCCTCCAGAAATCCCGCCAGTTATCACACCTGTCGAGGGATTGCAAGTTATTGATGAGTTTACCAATTGCCCAAGGTTGCCGCTAGTCGCACTCACAAAAGTGAGGTAGTTCGTCGCGTTGGTCGAGTTTGCCGTGATAGCCACGTTCACCGTGTTGGTTGCGCCTAAGTTCGACACGGTGGTGGTCGATGCAACCGTGAACGGCGCAGTACCCGTGGCAACCGTCGAAGTGATGACACCAGAGGCTGAAATCGTCGTGAATGCGCCAGTGGTCGCTGTCGTAGCGCCGACAGTGCCGTTGATGTTGATGGAGGCCGTGCCAGTCAGGTTGGTCACAGTTCCGCTTGAAGGCGTACCCAAAGCCCCGCCATTGACCACAAAAGCCCCAGCAGTGCCTACAGCGACGCCCAAGGCTGTCACCACCCCTGTACCCGTCGTTACGGTGCTTGGAGCCACCCCCGCACCCCCGCCAACCATCAAAGCGTTTGCCGCCAGCAGAGCCGAACTGGTCATCGCCGAGGTCGAAGAGTAGTACGGGATACCGCCAGAAGTACCTGAAGTCAGGCCAGTTCCTCCGTTGGCAACCAACAAAGTGCCTGAAATGTGGGTTACAAGGCCAATTTTGCCCCAGCTTGGAGCCGCGCCAACACCACCTGAAATGAGGGCATTTCCGACGGCAACGTCAGCCAGCTTGGACAGCGCGGTGGTTCCACTGGCGTACAGCAGGTCACCAATGGTGTAGCTGGTCTGCCCAGTGCCGCCCAAAGAGGCTGTAACGGGCGTTGTGAGGCTAAATTGAGTTCCGCTGAGGGTTAGGCCAGTGCCTGCGGTGTAGACCTGCGAGGTTCCAAATTGAGAGAACGTGATGGCAGTCGTGCCAAAAATGATTGTTCCTATAGTCGAAACAACATAAGAGTTGCCAGCGTTTACCGTGCCGTTTTGAGTGAAGAAGTAATCACCCTCGCTCAGTTGAGTCGTGCCGGGGCCATACGAGTCTGCGTCGGTCGAACGAGTTAAAACCGTACCGCCAGTCGCCCATGTGTACACGCCGTTGTAGGCTTGGTTGACCTCGTCCTTGACCAAAATGCGATTGGTGTTGAGCAGCGTGTAGCCGTCAAGAACAGTCAACGCCACAGACAGCGTGATGGTTGCGCCAACGCCTGAAGCGCCGTTGTTGTAGGTCACCGTGCCGCCAGTTTGAGCCGCAAGACTTTGTGTCGTAGCCACCTGCACTGGTTGGTGATAAGCAATACCAGTCGAGACCAAGCCATCCACATACTGCTTGGTCGCAAGTTGCAGAGCCAATGTAGGGTCACCAGTCACCGTCACGCTAGTCAAGCCAGCAGGAGCCAACGATGTGCCACCAAGGGCAATAGTCGTCGTTCCAAGCGTGATGGTGTTATTGGTCAACGCGCTGTTTGGAATGCTCGTGAACGTGTTGGTCGAGCCAGACATGGACTTGTTGGTCAGCGTGTCGGTCGTTGCGCGGCCCACTAAGGTGTCAGTGCTTGTCGGCAGGGTCAGCGTGCCAGTGTTAACAATCGTCGAGATAACGGGGTTGGTCAGCGTCTTGTTAGTCAGGGTTTGGGTAGCCGACAAGGTCACCACATCTATACCGCCCACGGTCACCGCAGTAGCATTGAACGTCCCGCCAGTCACTGTCTTACCAGTGAAGGTCAAGGCCGCAGGCAGGGACAAGGTGACAACGCCAGAGCCAGTGGAGGTGATTTCGTTGGCTGTACCGTTGACTACAGTCACCGCGCCAATGGAAGAGGCACTGATTGTTACGTTTGAGGCGGCTGTCAGTTGGCCTTGGGCGTTAACCGTGAAGGAGCCGACTTGGGTCGAAGAGCCGTAAGAGCCAGCGGTCACGGCGGTGTTGGCAATCGAAATCGTGCCGATACCAGTGATTGGGCCACCCGTGAGGCCCGTGCCAGTGTTGACCTGAGTAACTCCGCCAGACAGGGAAAACTGATTCCACGAGCTGCCAGAATAGCCAAAGAACGCGCCATAAGTGGTGTCATACCGCATCATGCCCGCCACACCCGCCGCAGGTTGCTCTAAGGCGGTTCCCGTGGGAATGGTCATGGAGCCAGTGCCGGGGAATATCGGGTTCGGGGTAAACGAAAAAACTGGGTTGCCAACGCCATTTGTGTTGGTGATGGAGATTTGGTCTGCCGTGCCGACCAAGGTGGTCGAGGTGACCGTCCCAGAGGTTGACAGCACCATAAAACCGTTAAATACAGCACTTGCAAGGTTTAGCGCCTGCCCGCTCAAAGACACGGTTGGGTTGCCCGCAATCCCGTCTCCATTGGTAATTGCTATGCCAGCCCCAGAAGAGGCGATAGAACGGCCCGTAATGGCTGTTGCAGACGTTTTAACCTGTATCCCAGTACCAGAGTTCACCAAAGACAATAAAGCGCCTGTGGTGCTGATATTGAATAGTCCCTGAGCGCCAGCGTCGGTCGCCACCAAGCCGTTGGACACGCCAATGTAGCGGCTATTAGGCAATTGTGGGGTTTGAACAAGGGTCAGGTACTGGTAAGTCTGCGACGGGGAGGCGGCAATCGCGCCCGTGGTCGTGCGCACCGTCACGCCATTTTGGACAATGGGAACCTGCTCGTCACCAGTAATCGTACCAGCGGCAGGGAGTTGGGTGATGGTTACTTGTGCTGACATTTATGTACTCGTATTGTCTGGCGGGTTCGGTGCAATTGTGTCCTCATTTCCTGTCTGCGTGGGGGTCTGCGTGTTCCCCTCGGTCGAAATCTGGAACTGGCTGGAGCCGTCCAAATTCTGAGTGCCAGTCATAAGGTAATTGTCGTTTGCCGCTACGCTTACATCAGGACGTGCAAACCGAAGATTAATCCTTTCGGTTTTTCGAGCCGCCAAGCGGTAAGGGTCAAGGGTGTCCCAACAGCCGTCTCCACACACCCGCAGTCCGGGCGCGTTCCCATCTGGCCTCAAGTCCACATAAGCCTTCTTCATCTTGCATCTATCGCATACCGCGATGGCAAGTGAAGTCAGCCCTTCTGTGTCCAAGAAAATCGGCATCGGTTACCTTGTGTAGACAGAAATGTTAGGGGCGAAGTAAATCGGCGACTTGTCGCGCTCTTCCTGCTCCGCTTCGTACAGGTACTTCTCAGCCATCTTTTCCAGATAGCCAACCCTGTCCATAGGCACTTGCGGCAGTTCGAGGCTCATGCGGTGAGCCAGCATAAACACCACAGCCTCATACCAACGCTGAGGAATCTGCAACTCATCGGTCAAAGCGCCCACGTCCATGATTTGGGTGGAGTACCACACAGTCATTTGCACAAAGGCATTGCTTGGGGTAGGCCACAAGTAAATCGTAGGGTTTGGAATTGTGCGGTCAAACCAAAATTGAAAAGGCTGGTTTGCCGTAAAGTTTTTGTTTGGCAGGTTTGTGTAGTCGTCGCGGTTCAAGCGGGACATCATCACCTCGGTGCTGTTATTGCCGATATACCACTCACGCAGGGCCAAAGTAGTGCCGCCAGAGGCTTGAATGCGGTAAAAAGCGACGTTTTGACCGGGGTCAATGTCAGTCCACACCCATGTGTTGTTGGTCACCGCAACGGCCCCAAGGTTTTGCAATGTGCTGTAAGTCACCCCGTCGGTCGAGTATTGGAGCGAAATATTCCACGTCGCCGAGCCACCGCCAGCAATGTAAGGCAAAAACCCAATTGAACCCGCATAGATAGGGTTGGTTGTGCCGTAATTGACCGTGAAGTTGCCGTTTGGCGAGGTTTGCTGGGTATAGGTGTCAATGTCGCCGTCGTACAGGTTTGCGACCGCTCCACCAGCAGAGGAGGTATATGCCCCATCAGGGCGGTTCATGGTGCGGTACAGCACGTTGAGCGTGTCTACAGCCCCATCAGGCAGGGTGTAGCGGTATTTGTCAGGGGTGAGGCCTATAACCTCTTTTTGGATGGCCCAATACTGGATTCCACGGTTGATGAGGTTGGACAACAAAAAGCCCAAAGACTGCCGAGCGGACAGCACCTGCTCAGAGGTCAACTCCTCAGCCAACTTGCCGCAACGACGAGCGCCGTGGTCAATCAAAGTTTGGACGTTGACCGTTTGACCGTATGTATCAGAGTACGCCATAGTTATCCTTCACCAGCCGGGACAATCCCACCGCTTTAGCGATGCTTTCGCCCTTGGCGCATCTCCTTTTGAGTTCTCTACAACACCCGACATACGCGCACAAAAAGAGTCCTTGCGTGCGCCACCTTGAGGCTGTGGAGCCTTTAAGTTGCTCCCAGTCTCTCGATTGTATTTGTCGCGGCCTTTTTGCGTCAGTCCAGCGCCTGCTTTTGTGGAAAGTTTTTCTCCGCGACCAACCGCAAGGCTTGGCCCGCCCTCTTTCAGTTTGGCGGTTTTTGCTGACTCTCGGAAGGCTTCAGCCGTTGGCGCACCCTTGCTACCAACTCTTCGCATTTTTTCACCAGAGCCTTCAGCAATTCTTTCGCGCTTTGCATTGATGTTGTCATAGAGACCGCCTCCTTTGAATTTTTTTCCCTCATCAGCCTTGGCGAACTCTTTGCCAACTTTCTGAGAGATGCCGACCTTCTTGGCGAACGCAGGACTGTGCGCTACCGCCTCCATCAAACGATGTTGGGAAGGTGATTTGCTTGGCATGATTAACCCAGAGGATTGACGTAGTGCTTTTGCATTTCCAAAATCACAGTGTATGTATCGCCTGCGGCCCCATCCAAAGTGCTGAATGAAATTGAACCAGTCTTGCCTGCGCCAGCATTGTTGGTCAAGCCACCAATTTGTGAAAAATCTTGCGTGTACGAGTTGTTTTGCGGGATGACTTCAATCACCACAGGAGCCGTAGCCACCCAGTTCATTTGAACCTCAAGCCCGTGCGTCAATGCGGTCACTTTAAGAATGCTCACAGCGTCGCAAGCACCACCAGCGTTAGACGCCGCCAAGTTTGCTGGGTTGACTTTAACAACATTGGTTTCATTCTCTGTCGCGCTCATCGTTGCATAGAACTTCATGATGGCAACTCGTTCGCCATCAAACAATGTTTGTGATGTAGCCGTAATAGCCATAAATCTCTCCAATTAAAAGCAGGGGCCGAAGCCCCCACTTGTTTTCAACAAGCGCGTCCGCCGCGTTTCTTGCCGGGCGTTACCGTCACAGATTTCTCTGTTTTGGTAACACTGCCTTCACCTTTTGAAGACTTGGGACTAAAAAAGTCTTTGACGCCTTCATAGAGCCTTTTAGGAGCGTCTAGCACCATGTTGCGCATTGCCTCGTTCTCTGCCTTTTCATTGGCATAGTGAGCGGCATACGCGCCATTGGACATATCCTTGTCAGAACTAGACCCGCCACCAGCCATCCGCTTGGGAGAACCATATTTCAGGTTACTGTCCATTTTTGCGGCACGCATAGTGGGGGCGTACTCGGCATCATTGACCTTCTGCAACGCTTTGTTGTTTGGGGCAACTTTGCCGCCACCCTTGTAAGTACCAGACAGTTGACTGATATTTACTGGGGATGGGACGGGCTTGCGACCTTGAGGCATCGCGACGGGACGACCTGAATTAACAGTTCCCCCCGCCGCGTAGGCTTTTTTTGAGGATTTACCTCCAGACTTGAAGCCGCCAGCATTACCGTAGCGAACGCCACCAGTTCCCTTTGCAGGGTTGTTGTCGCTTGCCGAGTACACCTTGGTGGTGTCATAGTCGCCGTAAGAAGTTTCTTCTGGAATCTGGTCGCCAGTGGAGCCGCCATTTTTGTAGCCGCCGCCATTGGATTTGGCAACACCGCCAGTAGCCATCTTCATGGTAGAGCCGCCACGTTTGAAGCCACCGCCGTTGCCGTTCTTCACGTCGCCAGTCTTGGCGGGCGAGTTATCGGTTTTGGCTTGATGCATCAAAGTGGTTTTGTAAGAGCCTGAAGTGGTCTCAGAAGGAATTGCGCCACCAGTGGCGTACTTCTTCATGCCACCCTTCTTCAGCTTCAAAGAAGTGCCTTTGCCGCCCTTATGCTCTTGCGAGTCATGTTGCTTGAAAGCCTTCTTAATCATGGCCTTGTCTTGCGCTGTATCACTACCTTCAGCTTTGCCGCCTTTTTTCATCGGTGGCATAGGCATAGAGGGGCCAGAAGGAGTAACGGCAGGCTTTGCCGCCATAGCCTTGCGGCGCATAGCCATAGAGGGCTTGCCGGGGGTGCGAACAGGAGCGTTAACCGCAGGACGACCGACGAGGGCTGGAGTCCCCATCATCATGTCCATAGCGCCACCGCCCATTGCCATTTTCTTGTGACCAGCTTCCGCTTTGCCACCTTTTTTCATGTTGACGTGACCACCTTTTTTCAGCTTCAGAATAACTGAAGGCTCGGTGGTCTCCATCTTCACCATTGGTTTAAATTGTCCCATGTTGCTCTCCTTTAGGCTTGGGTTACACCGAGAGCGCCAACGCGAGTAGCGGTGGGGCCAACGGCGATACCGGGCAATGCAATGGTCATCACTGTGCGGACAGTGCCATCCGATGCAGTCGCAGGCACATAAGTACCGCGAACATCACCAGTGGTTGCCGTAGCAGTAGCGGTGTCAGCGGCGACAAACGTGCCAGCATCTGCGGCAAGCGTGTTGTTGCTCTTAACGCTGGCGATGTAAGCCACGTTGAACACGCGGACTGGGATGCCTAGAACGTCGCTTGTGCCAACCACAACGGTGGTCGCAGAGCCAGCAATGGTCACGCCAGAGATTTGCCAGAACGCCTTCTTGCCAGTAACGGCAGTTCCCGCAACAGCGACCGTGATGGTCTCAGTCATCACCTGACCGTAGTAGTCGTAACCACTGACAGTAAAGGCGCGGGCGGTAGTGGCGCAGTTCACTTTGACGGCGCGAGGGCAATCCAACTGCAACACGGTCGAGCCACTTGCGTTGGTTACCGAGCGCACAGAAGTGCCAGCGGTCAACGTCACAGCACCAGCGGCGGCGGCAGTTTGCGACGCGGCGATGTTGTTGGTAACAGCGGCTTGGGGCATGATGTCCCAAATGTAGACGCGGCCCAAGGGGCCAACACCCAATTCCATAGGAGCGGGGTCATCTAGGCCGATGTTGCCATGAGCGTACATCGTGGTGCTAGAAGCGGTCACAGACTGATTGATGGTGTAAGTACCAACACCGCCAGAGCCAGTTCCAACTGCGGTGATGTAAGTGCCGTCGGTCACGCTGGAGCCGTCAACATACATACCCGCAACAATTGGGGAACCTTGCAACAACGCAGTCACAGTCAAAGTCGTTCCAGACATTGAGCCAGTGAAAGTCGAGGTGTAAGGGCGAAGGCCCACGCCCATGTACGTTTGGGCCGAGCCTAGAAATAGGTCATCAGAATATTGAGGCATTTTGTCTGCTCCTTGAAAAGTTTGACAAATTAACAAAAAAGGGGCTGGGTTTTATCCCAACCCCTCGTGGCGCTTTAGACGCCGGGTGTGCCGTAAACGGCGCGTGGGTCAGTGAAGCCCACTTGGTAACGCTCAGTGGCCTTGTAGCGCATAGAGTCGGTCTCGAAATCACCTTCCATAGTCTTTTCGAGTTTGCGACGCATCAGCAACTTCATGCCTTCAGGAGCATCAGTCTGCACCCAGAACGCGGTAGAAGAAGTCAAACGTGACAGAACAGCCGCGCCCTCGTCCAGCAAACCGATAGATTTGATGGGGTTGACGTCGTTGTTGCCAGTACCTGCACGCAGGACAGACTTCAACAGCACTTCGGCTTGGAAGACGTTGCCGGGGGCCACAATCAGTTGACGTGGAACCAAGCGAATCTTCTTGCCGTTGTTGTCCACAGCTTGGCGAATTTGAATCAGCATCTGTTCGAGAGATGTCTGGCTCAAATTTGCGGCGGTGGTCAGCAAGTTGCTGAAAGTACCGTTCACGATGGGGTGCGATGTGCTGTTTAGTGCAACACCGTCACCACCGGGGTACGCGCTGTTGAAGGCGCGGTTCAACACGTTTGCCGCCAAAGTCTCTTTGGTCTCAATCAGGGACTGAGCCAAGTGACGAGCGTAAACCTGACCGATGCGGATATGGTCGCCGTCTTCAACCAACACTTTGGTCAATGCGAAGGCGAGGCCATACACGTTGTACACATAGCGTTGCAAGAAGAGAACACCACCTTGCTGATACGAAACAGGAGTTCCGTCAGGCAGTTGAGGTGCAGCGCCAAATCCATAAAGGACTGGTTCTTCGTGGTAGTTACGGGGAATACCTTCTTGCTCACGGAAAACCCGTGACCATTCATCGGTACGTTGGTCATAGACTCCATCGAAGCATTCATTGAGGATAGGCTCAACGATACTTCTAAAGTCCGTACTGCGCATTGGAGCGGCCATTTATATGTACTCCTTAAATTGCGTTGACGGTGGCAACATACTGGCTACGGCTCACTTGAACCTGAACCACGGTGTATGCATCACCCCACGCGTTATCAACAGCAGGTGTCAAACCGATGATTCGTAAATCACCGACGTTACCTGCACCCGCCAAACTCGAAGAGATGGTGCATTGCGACAAACCAGTGGTTGTAGAACCAGCGGAAATGTTGCTGAAGTTAGCTTGGTCGCCAACAGCGGTCTGTGCCAAACTGCCGTCTGCCTGCATATCGTAAACAATATTGGGGTCAGAGTAGTAGTAAGTCACTTCGGAACCAGTTTGGTATGCAGTTGATGCAGTCCATTGGTTGCTGATTTGACGACGTCCAGTGGCATCAGTCCACTCGTGACCAGCGAAAGCGCCTTGGTAGGCACTGCCAGCAGTCGCGGCGATGATGTTGCCACTGGTGTTAAGGGCTACAGGTTGGCCTTTCAAAATGCCAGTGCTGTAACCAGAAGCGATACCGTTAGGCATGGCAACCGCTCTGTCCAGACCCGTAGGGTGGAAAGAAGGACGCATACCGAACGGCGCATTGGTTGAAGACATAGTCTTACTCCTTTGTTTCGTTAAACACCCTACCCAGCAAAATGCGGAGCAGGAATCGGTTTGTCAATGTCATTTAGCCCTTCGCCTTCAATCTGACCGAGGCTTCTGCCTCGACTATCGCGTCCCACGTTTTGCTCTGCTTGAAGTCGAATTTTGTTCGCTTCCTCAAGCGGTGCTTCATGGTGAAAATGTGACATCACGTCTTGGTACAAGTCCATAGGAATCTTGTACAGCAACATCTCATTACACGCGACATAACCTTCATGTTCGCCAGCCTTTACGCGGTTATTTCGCATCTCAGGTAACTCATCCGCTTTCACGGGAACGTACCCTAACCGAATCCGCTTGTCGATGCTGTCGTAACTGTTGGTTGTAGATAACCAGCAAACGTGCCATCCCGGCATATCGGGGACAGAGGGCAATGCACTTTGTACCCATTCGTCTTTCCACATCTTGCGACGTTCATCTGACGATGCCATTTTGTCTTCAGGAGCCTCGCGAATCGTGTCGCGACTGCCGCGATTTTCGCGGTCTCCACCAGATAAATTTTTCTTTAAACGAGAATCCATTTTTAACTCCTTAACCGTTATTGTTGCGTGCTTCCAAGGCGTAGCGTCGAATCATCTTCGCTCGTTTCTCGGCGTCATCCCACATACCTGCATCTTTCATAGCCCTGACTTGGTCAGGTGAAAGGGTAAAAGAATTACCCTTGCCGTTATTCGACGCAAATTCGCGGCCTGAACTTGTCACTGCACTTCGCGGTCTAGAACGCGGTCTCTCGTCTGCCTCTTCAGTATACCTGTGAGGAACTACTCTTTGCAAGCGCCTGTCCAGTTCCTCCCAATACTCAGCAGTCTTGGGGTCGTACCCCTCTTCCGCAAGGATTGAGTCTTCGTTTAGGGCGCGGCGGGAGTCGGCATCTCGACCGTTGGGGTCATACCAAGAGTTCTCCGCCATCCATTTACTGGCGTGGCGCTGTAGTTGGGGGTCTGGAGCCTGAATCGTGCGCTGATTCTGTGGGGCAACGGCGCGTTTCTTCAGATTTGCCAGAGCCTCAGCCTGTCGGCGGGCCTCAAACCACATTTCCTGAGCAGAAGTCAGTAATTCGCCGTTTCCATTGCGAGTTGCCTCGGCAATTTTCTGTTTGGCGAACAAAATGCGGTTATCTTGGTCTTCAATGGCTTTGTCAAGGCGGGCAAGGTCGCTTCCATGCGATTTGCGCTCCAAAACAGACAGCCGCTCCAACAATTGCTGGTTCTGACGCTCCAAATGGGTCAATTTGACGTCTTTTTCGGTCGAAACAGCCCTGTGGTACTCCTTGCGACGCTGGCGCTTGAGGCGTTTTTGCTCTCGCATGGCCTCCGCGTCGGCATCCACTACCCCGCCAACGACCATTTCCTTCTGTCGGGCGCGGTCATCAGCCTCATCGGAGTCATCATCGACTTGCCCCTCTGGGGAAGGGATGCTTGGAGGCAACTCAATGGTCGCCGAGCCGTCCTTCTCCTCTTGGATGACGATTACTTCTTGCTCTTGTTCGGTACTCATACGAATGCCCTCACTTCAAGTGGGTTTCCAGTGATTTTGGCAATCACCTCGTGGTCGTTCAACACCATGAATTCGACGTTTTCGTCGTCACCGTGAGGAACTTGCCAGCGGTCACCAGTCCATTTCGGCACTCGCAGGAAATCTCCTGTTTCGCACCAAATGCCCTCGACCCAAGGCTCCATCGTGTCGCGTTTTTTGAACGCCAATGGCCCCAATGCAATCACTTTGGCAACGGGGTTTTGCGCCCGTTCAGTGTCGCGAGTCTCTTCAGGCAGGATAATCCCAGATTGAGTCATTCGTTTCTTGGCTTTACGCAGTTGTACTAATACTCTTGCACCAAGGGGAATCGCACCGGGGTCTACAACAGGAAAGGCTTCCTGTAAATCAGCGGCATTACCCGCTACCGTGCTATCTGTCATCTTCATCTTCTTTCAAAAGGTGGTTAAGAATCTCAAGGGAAGATTCAAGGCCGAGGTTTTCTCCGACTAGGCGTTGGTATGCATTGAAGTCGGACGCATTTCCATGCGCCAACCCCTGTGCAATCTCAGCCTGACGCGCTTTTACAGCGCCAATAAAGTCGGATACCAACTTCATGCGTTCTTCTTGTCAATGCCCTTGGGTTGGGAGAAATTCCCGTGGTCGCTGTTGGCTAGTGGCATGGTCGCTTTTGATTGCTCTTTCAGTGTTTCACCGTTAACCCAAGCGCCTGCCGCCATACGGGCTTTCAGCCTTACCTGCTCGGATTGCATTTCCTTGACTTCGTTTTCCATTTCAATCTCCTAAGTTACGTTGGGTTTGCTTATTCAGCGCGATTGCAGTCTTTTCCTGCTCCTGCCGTAGCTTGACCTCGTCTACGGTCAACTCTGCGGTCTTGATACGTTCGGTGGTAAGGTTGTTCTCGGCGTTCATAGCCACCTTTGCCTCCTGTTCGTTGGCATCTTTTTGCATCTCCGCTTGGAACTTCTGGTTGTCGAAGGCCAAACGGGATTGGTCTGCGGCGGCACGGCGCTGGGTCTCTGCCATAGACGCCTGCAACACAGCCTGAGCCTCGCCGTCCATTGGGGGAGGTGGCGGCTTGAACTGACCCATGATTTGGCCTAGTTGCTCCAACGCGGGCAACACACCAGCAAACACCTCTTTGGAGTCCAAGCTGACATGGTCTGACGCCACCGCAATGGCGCGGTCGATTTCCTTGGCAATCTTGCTGTCTTCGTACTTTCCCATCTTGACATTGCCAGCCGCTAGGACGTAGCCCTGCACCTGTTGGGTGTACCAAAGCATCATGTGTTGCTTGATGTGTTCCAGCGCCTGCGGGATGAACTTAGGCGCAATGAGGCGATTGGAGCCAAGCATCGGGTCAAGCGCAAACGTGAGGTGGGTTTGGATGTGCGCGAGGTGGTCTTGGCGCGGGTAAGCGAAAGCTGGCTTGCCCAGTGCCATTGCGCTGTTCTCGTCCGCCGCGTTTAACTCTGCGGGTTTACCCGTATTGGGCATCAACTCGTTGACGTTGGGTACTTTGAGTTGCTTGAGCATACGGCTCACCACCGCACGCTGGTCAAAAATCTGCGGGAACTGTGCGGACAACTGCATGACCGACTGCATCTGGCTGATACGCTGGGTCTCAGAGAAGATGTGCGGGTCAGACACTGGAACCACGTCGCTGTTGCGCTTGAAATCCTCGCGCTTGATGGGTAACTCGGCAACGATGTCACCCTTGCGTTGGACGTCTAAGTGCCAGCGGTTGATTCGACCGAGGATGTGCAACACACGGCGCTGGGCGTCATGCAGGCGCGAATGGATAGAGGAGAACACCACGGCCCCCTGCTCAATCAGCGCCTGAGTTGTACCCACGGGCATATTGGAGTTGGCGTCGGCAATCTTCTCCTCGGCGGTGGTCACCACGCCTTTGGCCTCAGTCGTCAGCCAGCCCAGCAATTGGAACAACACGGGGCTGGGTGGGTTAAATGGCATGGGCATCGCAATCTTGCGGATGTCGTCCACACCGATGCCGCCTTCAATCTCGGTCACCTGCGTGATTTCAACTTGGTCGGACTGGCCCGATACCTTAGCCCCCTTCAGCTTGAGCATGGTCAGGGAGTTGTTGACGTGAGCGGTGTCCAACAAGGCCCGCAATGACCCCGTGGCGGCGGCTGAGAGGCCACCGATGAGGTGAGGTAGCCCAATGGCATACGCGCCCCGCCAAGGGATGAATTTGAACTCGACAATCCAATCCAGCTTGGTTAGGGTGTCGTCTCCCTCTTCCCAATTGCGGTACAAGCCGACCACCGAGTTATCCAACTCGTCAATCATCAGGATGTAGGGGGCGGTGTCGCCCTTGGTGCGCTCGTCATCCTCAAGGTCAAGCCATGTGTAGATGTGGTACACGCGGCGCAGGCCATCCTCGCCGTCTTGGAACTGCTTGCCCTCAATCTTGGCGTTGGCCTTCTCGGCGGCAGTCTGCTCTGGCTCGGACGTGGTGCGGATGAAGTTGATGTCGCGGTACAGGCCACGGTCAATGCGTTGCTTGAACTCCCACTCGCTGATGTCCTGCTGTTCGGTCACCCGTTGAGAGGTGTAGAAGTTGGCGGAGGCGAAGGGAAGCAGGATGTTGTCGATAGCGACAAACTCGGCGCAGGGTCGGCGCTTTTTCTCGTCAAACCACAGCTTCATAAACTGTGAACCACCCAACGGCAATTGGGTCAGCATTTGCTCCTGCTCGTCCCTGAACTCTTCAATCTGTTCGGTCAACTGCCAGTTGATGTAGTCGCGCTTGCGCTCAGCGACCTCGGTTTTCTCTTCGGTGACCTCTCCAAGAATCTTGGTCTTGGCTGGGCCGTCTGGCGGGAACATCTCTTTGATGGCGCGAGAGGCAAAGTCCACGCAGGCTTCAGCCATCATGGGGTGGACTACCTTGGAGGCTCCGAGGAACTGAGCGCCACCCGGCGCATCGTCACCCATACCCGTGCGACGCAGACCCTCTTCGTACTGCTTGTCGCGCTTCTTGCGGGCTTGGCGGTCGTTGTCAATCAGGTCGATGTACCGCAGGGCCAGCGACTCCAACTCGCGCACGCTGATGACTTCCTCAGCCAAGTTGGCGTAGAAGTCCTCGTCCTCGGCTGGGCCTTTAAAGTCTTGCAACTTCACCACAGCAGAGCCATCAGGCAACTCCTCGACATCAGGCTCCTCGCCGGGGAGCATATCCACCTCAGCGCCACCGTCGTCAGTCATGCGAACGCCTTCGATGTAACGGTCTTCATCTGGGCCAATTGGGTAATCTGTTGCCATGTGTAATCCTTATCGTGCCATAGCGGTAAGTCCGCCTACTCGTTTCTTGGGAGTCTCGGAAGCCTCTTTAGCGCCCTTGAATAATTGACTGCCCTTTTTGATTCCCTTTTTAATCATGCCTGCTGGCGCAAGAATTCCTGCGGCAATCTCAGCCAAGGGGAACTCGTTCTCCCCAAGCATCCCAGCTTGCTTCATCTTTTCTATGTATTGCTCAGAGCCAAACCAAGGCTTTTCAGAAGCCAAGTTGGTTCCAGCAACAGCGTCAGGAATCATTAACCCCAAGTTCACCAAGTCAGGTATGCCGCCAAGGTATGAAGCGCCAGTGCGCAAGGCAAAGTCCTTCATGCCACGCAAACTTTTGAACTGGTTGTACTCGTCAAGCAACTCATCCTTTGCCATCTTGCCAACTTTTCTAGCAACGATTGGCGCGTTACGCTTGGCTGTTTCCCATTGCTCTTTGCTCAAGCCAATCTCATCAGCACTGACACCCAACTCTTCAGGGGAGAACGTGCCGCCACTGGTGGTGAGTCCGCCTTTGTCCATGAACTGCAACTTCTTGAATACACCTCCGCCTTCGGCCTTCTTCTTTTCCTTTTTGTCTTTTGCCAATAGGTCAGGAGCCGCTACGCCCATCGTTGCCGCAATAGCGGCAGTTTTACGCCAAGGGTCAAAAGCGGCAAAGCGTGAACGAACATTGTCGGGGTCAAGGCTAATTGTGTGTTCATTGCCAATGTTCAACTCATGGTTTTTGAATTGCGGCGTATGGCGTATTTCATCAACGCCAAAGTGTTTTATAAAGTCGCCAGCGGCTACACCGCCAGACACAATGTCTCCAGTGTAAGGGTCATACAGACCGCTTTCACTGCCTGTTTTTTTAACCGCATTAAACACATCACGGGCAGGTATTGCTCCGCCGTAATCTTGAACGGTTTCATAGATTGGGTTTGCCTCCCCGCCAAGTTCCCTAAATTCATCTAAAGCCTCATTAAATTTTGCGGTGTGCGGCGTGTCAACATAAGCGTCAGCCGCCTCATCGTAATGCTCAAACGGGCCAATTGTTATTGGGTCTTTTTCTGGCGCATCAAGGTGGATTGATTTATTGGAGCGAATTTTCAGGGGATAAACAACGCCCAGATTGTCAGCGCCAGTTGTGTTCTTCAAAATAATTTCTTGCTGGCGCGGGGTCAACATCTCGTCACTCATGCGGCGATGGGTCTTGGGCCAATGCTTTTCCATATCGTCCATACCCTTGTTAACTTTGGAGCTTACGTCAGGGCCGTAGATGCTTGCGTAGTTACGGCTAGCGTCTTCAGGCGAATCGGTTGAGTACACGCCCTTGCCTGCGTGACTTTCGGTGGAGCCTGCTCCGGGGTCAAGTTTCTTGATGTCGCGGAATGAGCCGTGGTAAGTGTCGCGGTCGAAGCCCATAGCCTTTGCTCGTTGCTCAGGCGTGTTGTCCTTGGGCAACCCTAGCCCGCCTTTGGCTGGCGGCAGTGCGGCGCGTTCTTGCGCCAGCTTGAGCGCCTCCGCTTGGGGGGCATCCTCGAACAGTTTCTTGAAGACCTTACCAACACCCTTTACGACGCGACCAGCATCCGCCATGTGAATGACGCCACCATTGGCTTTAGATTCAATTGCGTCTAATGCGGCGTTGTAATGATTTTGGAACTTACCGTAGTTCATCTGACGAGCGTTATCTATGCCGCCCTCGGAAATATGCTCTAAGGCGTGGTCAATCAATTGGTTAACGTGGTCGGAATGGATTGGGCCAACTCCAGTCATGGCAGATTTCATCTTGTCTACAGGCATGGTTGCTTCCAAATCCTCAATCTTGTAGACAGGTACGTCCTGCACGCCTAGCTGGCGCAGGGCTTCAAGCCTGTGTTGGCCCTCAATGACGTTGTTGTCTTGGTCAACAATGATGCGACTGATGTAGCCGTCGGGGCTGGCTATCTTGCTGGCAAGTTCTTTGACCCGCTGGCGCTCAGTCGGGTCTGACATCCGAACCCCGCCAGACAAGTCATCAATTTTCACCGTTTGGTTGCCTACTGGCCTTGAGTGCATGAAGTTGGATTGGCGCACGTTCAACACGTTGTCGCTTGGCGGCTTAATCTTCAATGCCAACGGCTCTGCCTCTTGAAACAATTTCTTTCCTGCGTTGGCGATACCTTTGATTACTCTTCCTGCATCCGCCATGTGAACATCGCCGCCTTCTGCGTAGACGTCTGGCAACTTAATGGCTTGGCGTTCAGACGCATTTGGTGTAAATATATTAGGCTGAGGCACAACAACATTTCCAGTCATCTCTAGCTCATCACGCAATGCTTGAAGATATTCTTCTTGGCTTCTGCGCGGGAACGGTTCACGCAACTCAGAGCGCGGCAACAACTGAACCAACCCGGCCTTCTCGCCACGTTGGGCCATTGCTCTATTGCGATGACGCCCCTCATGCCCAGAAATAAAAGGAATTAAAGGTAAACCATACTCTTGTTTGTTTATTTCTAAAAACGGTACATCATGGTACTCATCAACCCCCGCTAGATAATTAACGTACTCATCCGTTGGAAGATTTTCTTTTTTTGGCCCAGTACCGGGCCACGGTTTTTCTCTAGGCATTAAAGGCGTTGCATACCTCTCAAAGTCAGAAGGGTTGATAGTCATCAATCCTTTCGCGTTGTCGCCAGTGAACGCTTGCCGCAAAGCCTCTTCTCTGTACATTTGCTCAAGGTTTGGTATCTCGTCAGCCGCACGCTCAACACGACGCGCACCAAAGTCACCCTTGCTTTGACGAACGGCCTCCTTAACATTGCTGATTTTGCTTGGAATGATAATGCTGGGGGCTGGCAATTCAATGTTTGCAGCCTTCTGCAATTTCTCAATTGCTGGTGCTTCATCAGCAAACAGCTTCTTGAAGACCTTGGATGCGCCCTTGACCATCTTGCCACCGTCAGCTTTGTTCAGGTCAGGCTCATTGAGGTCGTAGGTTCCACGGTTGCCGATGGCGCTCTTCACGGTGTTGGGGTCGTAGGCCACGACCTCGCTCAACTCGCCATTGCGGTATTGGGCCAAGCCGTCATACCCAGCGGCACGGGCGCGGGACTCGACCTCTTTGCCGATGTAGCCCTTTTGGTCGTAGGCACGCTCAACCATGCGAGTGGCCTTGTCCTCGTCCATGCCCAGCTTGGTCAGCGCCTCAATCATGGGGTCGCCGTGGGTTCCTTCGATGACAAGCGGGTTCCTAATCTGGGCGTGGACTGGCAACATATTGCCGCCCTCCTGCGATGGAAGGATGTTTCCTGAGTTGCGCTGGTTAAGCGCCTTCAAGCCCGTGTCTGCGTGATGCTCACTTGCCAGCATTGCCGCAATTGCGTCGTCGTTGGGAACGCCGCTGTAGCCGCTTGCGTGGGCCGAACTAGGGGTAAGGTACACCCCAGAGCCTAGGGAGCCTTCCTTGCTGGCTTTAATGCGCTTGATGGCCTCAGTTCTTTTGCCGCCCTCGGTCGCAGTCGTGCCGTGGTACAGGCGTTGCTGAATCTTGCTTGGCTCAAGGAAGCTGGCGAGGTTAGCGTCACGGGTAACCATCGGCAGGACATCGTCGCTGAACATCTTCTTGAAGACCTTGGCTGTACCCTTAACAACCCTGCCAGCATCCGCCATATGCGGGACACCACCATCACCCATGCTGAGTCCTTCCTCCTCCCGCTTCTTAAACACCTTGGTAAGCCAGTGGTCTTCGCCGTCAATGGCTCCGCCCTCCTTCTGGCCCGCCTTCTGCATCTTGCTCAACAGCTTGTCGGTCAACTGCACCGTCGGGTCGTTCTTGGTGTAGTCCATCAGCGTGACAGGTCGGTTCTTGCCCTGAGCGGCTAGGTCAAGCAACTTCTGAGCCTCCCAGTCGCTGTACACGTCCCTAATAGGCACGGGCAAATAATTAACGTCTAAGTCTTCGCCAGTCAAAATCTTGCGATAGTCGCTGTGCAAGTCAGGGCGGTCAAGAACATTACCCTCAAGCCTGAACAGCCTGTTGCCCAAGTC